CAAGGTAAACTTGTTGCTGGTAAACACCGTTTTGTTTCTGCAAAGTTGGAAAAGGTTGAACACATTTGGGTTGCAGTATGTACGTTTGCAACAACTAAATCTTTACGTCAATATGCAATTACAGAGAACTTGCGTAAGCATCCTAAGAACGAAGCAGACCAAGGTGCAGTGGTTTACAATGTTATCTCTGCTATTCAGGCAGGAGACTGTAACAAGAATGCACACTCTATTCGTCAATACTTGAAAGAGATTGATTGGAATACACAAGTTGCAAAGACTGTAGAACTGGTTCTTTCATCTGTTATTGATGATTACAAACAGACTACTAACCCTACTCGTGATGAGATTGTTGAAGCAATTATGGATGAGTATGGTGTAGATGTTACACAAGCACCACAGTGGTTGGTTTCAACATTGCGTGGTGGAACTGGTGAGGTTGCTGGTGACCGTCATGCACGTTTATGGTCAAAGGTTTATCCTTTGTTAGTTAAGGGACTTGATGTGAATGTTGCAGTTGGTTTTTCGGATACTCTTGCAAAAGATATTCCAGAGAATCGTGTGAATATTTCTGAGAACTACTTAATGAACTATATCGACCAGTGTGTACAGGTTGCAGAAGCATACAAGTCTGGCAACTTAGGAAACATTAACTTTTTATTCAAGACACAGATTGAGGGTGAAGATGGACATTTTGTCGAAATTGACTCCTAAACAATTAGACCATGCAGATATTTGTTTTTCTGCAATGTCTGGTATTATGGAACGTGGTAAGTGGGAAGTAACTTCTAAGAAACGTCAAATCACTCGACAGTTCTATATGGGTTGTGGAAACTTTTCTTCTGGTTGGGTATCATCTGAAGCACAGATGTTGAAGGCAAAAGACCGTTGTAAAGACCACTTCATTTCCCCACAGACTTATGCTTATTACATTCTCGACCATTGGCATATGTATTCTATTTGGGAACAGTTTTTACCACAGTGGATTTTATGTTCACAAACTATTGCAGTTACATCTGAAGAGAATAACAAGTTGAGTGGATTTACAAAGAATACTTTTGAAACTGGTAATGTTATCAAAGTAAAAACTTCTATTGTAAATCGTTATTCAGAACTTGGTATTGATTTGTATCACGAAAAGAATGGTTTGGTAATGGCAGGTGAAAAGTTTCCTCTACCAGTATCAGAACACTTCTTAGAATATGAGGAGAAAAATCTACTACTATGATTATAATGATTGGTGGAATACCATGCTCTGGTAAATCCACATTAATGAGAAGTCTGATTTCAGAAATGGGTTCGCATGAAGATGTTGAACCCATGAAACTATTTCCATGCCAAAAACACGGTGACGTATTGGTAGTTGGAAGATATCCTGTTGGCGAAACATTTGGGGGAACTGACAGAATTAGTTATGGTGCTATCTCTAAGTTTAGAGATTTCATTGAACAAGAAACTCCCAAGCATAAACACATAATACTTGAGGGTGATAGATTTTGTCGTGCAAAAGATATTGAATGGTTGTTATCAGAACATGATGCAAAGATTTATATATTAAAGGTATCGCCAGAAGTGGAAAGTGAACGGCACACTATTAGGGGAGATGAACAGTCTGAGAAATGGTTACAGACTAGACGAACTCTTATTAGTAATTTACAAACTAATTTCTTGCTCATGGGCGAACTAGAAATAAGACTAACTGACACATGGGATTCAATCCGTGAGTTGAAAAATGAAATAAAGGAAAACTTGATATGAATAATAAAGTAATTAGTATACTGTTTAATAATGGAATGGAAATTGTTGGACGGTTTGTTTCGGAAACAGATGATGAACTTGTGGTATACAAACCTCGTATGGCACAAATGTCGCAACAGGGAGTTGGACTTATTCCATCTATCTGTGCTACTGGTAAATCACCAGAAGGTGACTTCACATTTAGTAAAAGATTTATTATGTATTACACTGAATCTGTTGATGAGATTTCAAAAGGTTGGCAACAACATACAAGTGGATTGATTACAGCAGATAAAGGTACAATAATCTCTTGACTTTAGCAGACAAATATAGTATTATAAACAAAATGGAATCAAAGGATATAGATATGACTGATGAACGACTATTGCTAGACTACACTCGTTTTGTGGATGAGGTGACTTCTGAGGAATCAAAAGACCCACAGGCGTTTTCAGACGCACTAGATATAATAGACGAAACAAGTGGTTTGCCTCCAGAACGATTGATTACAGCTGCATTGGGTATCACTGCCGAGGGTGGTGAGTTTGCAGAGATTATCAAGAAAGCATGTTTTCAAGGTAAACCTCTAGATGATGATGCACAATATCACATGAAGCGTGAATTGGGTGATGTTATGTGGTACATTGCACAAGCATGTATTGCTCTGGATTGCACACTAGAAGATATCATTTATATGAATATCGAAAAGCTAGAAGCACGTTATCCAGACGGATTTGATTCTTTTCGTTCAAACAATAGAAAAGAAGGAGATGTATAAAGTATGGATTTTTTGAAAGATATTGCTAAGACAGCGGGCAATGAATACGCTGCACTTGTAAGTGAAGGGGTTGAAGCAGGTGATGTTGATGCATTCATCGACACTGGTTCTTATATCTTCAACGCATTACTGAGTGGTTCAATTTATGGTGGACTACCAGCAAACAAGATAACTGCGGTTGCGGGCGAGTCTGCAACTGGTAAAACTTTCTTTGTGATGGGTATGGTTAAGTCATTCCTTGATGCAAACCCAGATGCTGGTGTGTTGTATTTTGAGTCTGAATCAGCAATCACAAAACAGATGGTAATCGACAGAGGTATCGACCCTGCTCGTATGGTTATCCTACCAGTAACAACTGTACAAGAGTTTAGAACACAATCATTAAAAGTATTGGATGCATATTTGCAACAGAATGAAGCAGATAGAAAACCAATGTTGTTGTGTTTGGATTCACTTGGTATGTTGTCTACTACAAAGGAAGTAGAAGATACTGCTGATGGTAAAGAAACTCGTGATATGACACGAGCGCAAGTACTTAAAGCTGCATTTAGAGTATTGACTCTGAAACTTGGTAAAGCAAAAGTACCAATGGTAATTACAAACCACACATATGATGTTGTTGGTTCTATGTTCCCTACTAAAGAAATGGGTGGTGGTTCTGGACTGAAGTATGCGGCATCATCTATCGTATATCTTTCTAAGAAGAAAGAGAAAGATGGAACTGAGGTTGTAGGTAATATCATTCACTGTAAGAATGCAAAGTCTCGTTTGACTATCGAAAATAAGATGGTTGATGTACGACTAATGTATGAACGTGGACTTGATAGATACTATGGTTTGCTTGAACTTGCACTGAAGTATGGTATCTTTAAATCAGTATCAACTCGTATTGAATTGCCAGACGGTTCAAAAACATTTGGTAAAACAATTAACAATAATCCAGAGAAGTTCTTTACAGAAGAAATCATGCAACAGTTAGATGATGCAGCTGATAAAGAGTTTAAGTATGGACAACGTGTAGAGGAAGTTGAAGAAGAAGAAGTTGCTGAAACTGATGCAACATAATTTTATTCAAGTTTACAATGATGTAATAGAACCAGAACTATCCCAACAGTTGATTGCAATGTTTGAAGAATCAGAGCATCAACATGAGGATATAATCTTGGAAGGACATCGTTCTTTCAAACAGGTGACATTACAGAATCATCCAGAATGGGAGCCTTTTGTCAAACCATTACAGAATACGTTCTATAATTACATAGATAAGTACATGAACGATTGTGGGGTAACTGACAAGATGTTCCCAGAACAATTTGCATTTGAGGCATTTCGCTTGAAACGATACATGCCAAATGATGTAGATGAATTTGATGACCATGTTGATGTTGGTAATCATAGTAGTGCAAGAAGGTTCTTAGTATTCTTTTTGTATCTTAATGACAACGAAGGTGGACACACAGATTTCCCAAATTACAATATTTCAGTTCAACCTGTTACTGGAAAGATGGTTATGTTCCCCCCAATGTGGACTCACTTACATGCTGGAAGGAAACCGATTGATAAACCAAAATACATTATAGGGAGTTATTTACACTATGTCTAATATTAGTGAAATGTACACTTATGTAGAAAACAAAGATAAGAAGTGGACTGCCATCGGACTCACAGAGAAGGCAGGCAAATATCAAGGAGTTGTATACAGTTACGGTAAAGTAAAGATTCTTGAGAATGAAGAAAAAACAGAAGCCTCTTTACAATTCGAGTGGGATATGTTAGACTCTAATGGACTACCAAAAGAAAGTATTAAAGATGACTTCTTTGAACTTGCTGGTAAGATATTGGAAGATATCATAAGAAAACAAATAGATGGAGAAGAATTACAATATGTCAACACAGACGATAGAAAAGACAACACTAAGTAATCTAGTTTTTAATGAACCTTACACTCGTAAGGTTTTGCCATTTCTAAAACCAGAATATTTTTCTAACCCAGAGGAAAGAATTGTATTTGAAGAGATTACCAAATTTGTAGAGAAGTATAATAACACTCCTACCAAGGAAGCGCTGTCTATTGAGGTTGACGGACGTAAAGATATTAATGACGAACAGTTTAAAAAGGTAACACAAATTATTGAAACTCTGTCTGATGCAGAAGTTGACATGAACTGGTTAGTCGAAACTACAGAGAAATTCTGTAAGGACAAAGCAGTATACAATGCAATTCTCAATGGTATTCAAATCATCGAAGGTAAAGACAAAGAACATACACCAGAAGCAATTCCTAGTATTCTTACTGATGCATTATCAGTTGCATTCGATTCACACATTGGACACGACTACGTTGATGATGGTGAGGAAAGATTTGAGTTCTATCATAAGAAGGAAGAGAAATTAGAATTTGACTTGGAGTACTTCAACAAGATTACTAAAGGTGGACTTCCACAGAAAACTCTAAACATTGCACTTGCTGGTACAGGTGTTGGTAAATCATTATTCATGTGTCACATGGCTGCATCTACTTTGATGCAAGGTAAGAATGTATTGTACATTACTATGGAGATGGCAGAAGAAAGAATTGCAGAACGTATTGATGCGAACTTGATGAATATCACTATGGATGATTTACATGATTTGCCTAAGAAGATGTTCACAGACCGTCTTTCTAAGATTAATAAAAAGACTAATGGTAAACTTATCATCAAAGAATATCCAACTGCATCTGCACATAGTGGACACTTTCGTTCTCTTATCAAAGAACTTGCACTAAAGAAATCATTCAAACCAGATGTTATCTTTATTGACTATCTAAACATTTGTGCATCATCTCGTTTCAAAGGGAATGCAAATGTTGGTTCATACTTCTATATCAAAGCAATTGCAGAAGAACTTAGAGGACTTGCAGTAGAATGTAATCTACCGATTATGTCTGCAACCCAGACAACTCGTGGTGGTTTCAATAGTTCTGATGTGGGACTTGAAGAT